CCCTGATGGAAGATGTCTTTTTCGGTAACTACCCGAAAGTGTAGTCCTTGTGCTTTGCACCATGCTCGGGCAGCTTCCCATTTTGCCATATTGAGAATTGCTGCTGCTTGGGCACGTGGGCTGCGACCTGCTTCCTGCAAGCTGGTTTCTTTTACTGGCTTAACTTCGATTACTTCTGCATGTCTCTGTCCGTTTGCGTCATTGTAGACAATAAGGAAATCCGGAACATAGATTGTATTGCGTCCAGTTAGTGGGTTACGATAGTTGATATGAATAGCTTCACTTGCCCATTGTAGTATGTTTGGGTTGTTGTCGCAGAAGGTCATAAACGTGTGTTCCCACCCCGACCGGTATGTTGGGCTTTTGTTGCCTACATACTTTTCTGGATTCTGTATTTGATATTTTCCGTTAGCGTATTTACTCATGCTAGAATCGTTCTTGATACGTATTTGCTTCGAGTAGGAACTGTTTGTACCCCAATTAGACTAGTGCCTACTCGATTTAGATTTAAAAATTGTGCAATAAATGGTGACAAGTCAGATCTACTTAATTTTTTAAATTCATCAAGTATCAGCATCGGATCGATGCCTTGCACTCTGCTGGTATAGACTACTGCGCTTGCAAGAGCTAGCGCACTTTCTTTATTGTCTGTGACTTTTTCAAAATAACTAACTACTGCATCTTCTTTAGCAGTGCTTATAGTAATAGGTTTGTCAAAATAGTTATTGAAATACTTTGACCCGTCACCAATCAACGTGTTGAGATTAAGCTGTCCTAGGTTACTAGGATTCTTTTTTAACTGATCAAATGGGTTAACGATTGCCATACTATGTCCTTGTGCGATTACGCTCTGAAGTTACTCGGGTTACTTGTTTCCGAAAGTTTAAATACTGGAATTTTTTGATTTGAAGCTGCTCCTGCATTAGCAACTGGATTTTGCTGCGGTATAGTAGTTGGGGTGCCATACTCGTCAAAACTTGTTGAGCTACCGTCAGGGTTGGTAGTAGTAGTTCTGCCTGTTTCGCCGTCTGTAGTAGTTACACTATCTCCCCCAGGTCCGCCGTCGGCTGCGCTGTTGCCGCTAGCATTCTGTGCAGTTTGTAATTCTTGTAGTTCGTACTGGTCATCACGAACCTTATTAGATAATTCGTCTATGGTATTAGTTAACTCGTCGTTCTTGGCAATTGCTTCATCTAGTTTTGCTTTGTTGTCTTCAATGATTTGCTCTAAGGCTGCAATGTCTTCCTCGGACAAGTTTGGATCATACTCTAGTGTGTAGGTATCAGATTCAATTTGTTGTTGAATTTGCTCTTGTTCAGAGAGTCCATCTTCTAGATCATTGAGCGCAGTCTCGAGGTCGTTTTGATCTGCTGCTAACTGTGTGGTTACAGTATCAATTTTTTCTTGTAGTCCGTTGCTAGGCCCGTTTGCGTCTGACGGTAGTCCATCAAACTCGCCGCCTGCAGCAAGTCCGCCGACACCAGTGCCGTTGCTAAATGCTTTAGTTAATGCTGCTTTTCCTGCTGCAACGCCTGCACCAATTTTACTAGCAGCGGCATCGATTCCTTTAGACAACACCGCGCTACCGCCTGCGCTCAATGCGGCTCCTAAAATAGCTGCACCATTTAGATTGCCAAGATTATTCAAGATTCCAGATAATCCTGTTAGGCCTTCGGCCATGTCATGTACCTGCGTATCGGATATGCTAGACGTGCCTAGTGTACTTGGGCGCTTGTCGTAATCTAAGGTAGCAAATCCAGTTACTGTATCTTCACTAACTTGGCCGTATTGATATTTTACAGCCTGGAATTGCACAGTCATTGTATTTTCTAGTGTGCCCGCATCGCCACCTTGCGCATGATCACCGTGTTGGAAACTTGTAACTGTTGGATTTAACAGCGTGTACTCAGCAAACTTCTTGTTATGCAAACTGTAGATTCTAATAGCACTAATAAACTGATTTGTGTTAGCAACGCTTGCTGGGTACTGTCTTGGTGTATATCCCCAGACCTGATTCTGTCGCTCGCTGTATTTAAAAGCACTTGCGTAGATGTTCTCGTTCCAATCACTATCGCGATAGTAATACGAATAATAGTCGTACCAGAATTTTCTAACAATATCTAAATTGTCATCGTGGAACTTAATTGTTACTGGATCATACTTGACTTTGGTTTGAACTATATCAACCCTGTTGTATGCATTTAATGTTTTAGTATCAACTGAAAACTTAGGTAGGCTTGCGCTCTTAACAGTCAATCCAACTTTTAATAGTTCATCGTTGGGCACTCTAGCAATTTCAGGATTCAAGTCGAATGCGACATGGAATAACCAGCCGTACTTGGGACTCAGACCAAAATTATTTGGAATGAATATCCGAGACGCATGGTTGCGGTCAAAGAGAGTAGCGTTAGGATTGTTATTAGCCATATTAGTATTTATGGTCACAAAAAAGCCCGGGCAAGCCGGGCTGTAAGTAGATCGTCAGCTATTAAGTAGCTGTGCCTGTTGGGACTACGCCTGTGCCGCCGCCACCAAAAGGAATGTGTGCCATGTTTTGACCTGGAGTCAATGGTGTCAACGCTGCGTTGTCAAATCGGATTGTTAATGCAATCTGTGCTGCTTCGTTGCTACCGTAGTTCATGTCACCCCAATCAGCCTGGCTGATCTGGCAACCTTCTAGGTCCCATGTTTCTAAGATAACTGGATTTTGTCCGTTACCACCGTCAAGCACTTCATAGCGCATAGCAAACTTATAGTCGCCAGCGGTAGCTGCACTTGATTGTTCCATAAAGTCAAATTGACGTTGGATTTGTTCACTTACCAAACGTGCAACAAGACCTGTTGCATCATCACGTAGGTTAATTGTAGTTTCTTGCCACTCAGGTTTACCTTGCATGTAAACTTTTGAGTTGTAGATGTCCAGCGCAAACGGGTTGAAGTTAACGCTTGGGCGTTTAATATCAACTACTTGGCGGGTTAATTCAACTGCGTCCTTACCTGACCCGAAGTTGACAAAGCTCGCACGAAAGCGATACTTCAATTTAGGCATCAATAGGCCACCACCGTTACCGTCGGTCGGGACTGTGAAATTCTTTAGACTTGCTGTAATAGCCATTTATATTCTCCTATACACTTATTTACCAGTATCGCTATCTAATAATGCTAGGGTCTCCCCTAGCATTATCTACGTACTTTATGCTCCTAGTTGTCCTGCTGCAATTGAACCTGGGTTCAACAATCGAATTGGAATGTAGATGAATTCAACATCCTTCATTGGTTCGATTGCAATGTCAACCCATAGTTCGTTGTTAGCAACACGATTTGGAGTGTTGTTAGTTGTATCGCATACTACCAAGTAGTCATAGATACCACGCTTTGCTACTAGGTCGTTCATTGCGCCTTCAATTACACGTTTGATTTGATCACGTGTAATTTTGTCGTTTGGTTCGAACAAGTATGCGTTACCGACCTTAGCAAGGATAGTACGAATATAGTTAACTAAACGTGCTACGTTGATACGATCCATTGAGCTAGTAACTGGGTTACGTGTCTTTTGGCCCCATACAGTTAATCCAATGCCTGGAAGAATTGTGATAGGGTTAATGTTGTTCTGGTACATAGAGTCACGTAGACCTTGGCTAATACCGTTACGTACAAACTCACCAGTATCTTCGTTAATGTAACCAATATCCGTTGCGTTGTCTACTAGACCACGGCGCACACCTGCTGGGGCAAACCATGGATAGCTTACGCTGTCGTTACGGATGAATGTACGCAACATAACGTGGCTTGGAGGAACAATAACAGTGTTACCACGGACATCAGTAGAAACTGCGCTTGGGTAGTAAACACCTAGGTATGGGTCAGCTGTGCTTAGACCGTTACCGTCGCTGTTGTTAGACCAGTTAATTAGCTCAACTGCATTTGGTGCTAGTGTCATTGGTGTGTCACCGATAACGAAAGCAGTGTTTGCGCGATCATTGTTTAGACCAACCATGTCATCAATCAATTCCATGTAGCCTGGTGCGCAGATAATATTAAATGCGTACTGGTCTTCACGTAGTTCTGTGCTTGCAGCAATTGCGCTTTGCATTGCTTTAACAACCATATTGCGTTGTGCTGCTGGGCCTGCGTACATGCTGCCATCAAACTTCAAACCACTGACTGACTGCCAAGTTGCAGATACAGTTGGTAAGCTGCTGCCTGCGCCTGGTACTGCTGGAGTATCTGGGTAGCTAGTAGCGTTAAAGTAGTTGCTTACATACTGCTTAACGTTGAAGCCGCTGCGGCGTGTGTTAAACAACAATGTACCACGTGGATACAAACGGTAATCCGGAGCATCTTGGTCAATGTAGTTGCTTGTTAGCAAATCAGTAATCAATGGATATGCGCCAGTTACTACGTCTGTGGTGCCGTCAGTGTCCCAACGTGCATCAGCAAACAAGATACCGTTTTGGCCTGTTTGGTCTGTGCGGTCAATTGCCACAAACTTTGTACCGTTATAACGATACAATGATGGGTAGTTAACTAGATCGCCGCTGTCTAACCATAGGTCACCTGCTACCAATGGGGTAGAATCAGTTTGTGTTGTTGGCTCGCTTGCGCTAACAATAACACCACTTGGGTCAGTGTTGGTTAGGTTATAACCACGTGCATCGCTAGTTACTAGACGATAGCCTTTCCAGCCGCCGTTGTTGATCATAATGTCAACATCAGCTGCATCACCGTAGTACCATAATGTGCCATCTGCTGGCGCTTGGTATGGAGTGTAGAAACTAAATGTGTAACCTTGGTACGGAACGCCACCAATTGACAATCCTGCTGGACCGCCTGGTACCCAGTTACTGATAACCAAACCGTCAGTTGCTGGATCACTACGAACACCAGTTGTGCTTGTTGTAAAGCCAGCTGTTGTTAGCGGTGTGCCGCTTACGTTGTTTAGAATAATTTCGCCGCCGTACTCGTGTGTGAATGTGATTGTACCTGCGCTAGTTACTGCTGCGTGTACATATTCAACTCCAGCTGCGCCGATTGCAGCCAATACTGATGCAACAAAGTCCGATACTGTTGTACCACTTAGTGATACTGATACAGAACCAAGTACTGCTGTACCTAATTGTGTGTACTGGATTGTGAAGCTGTTACCGATTGTAAAGTTGCCCGAAGGAGTGTTACCTGTTGCAACAGTCTTAGGACCTGCTTTACGGAACATTAAACGAACACCAGTTAAACTTCTGTTGGTAGAGATATAGTGACGAGCATATACGCTGCCTTCAGCAATGCCATTACCGCCACCACTTGCATCAAGAGTAGCAATAGCTGTTGCGCTAGAACTGTACACTGGAACTGCTAGAGTAGTCCATGTACCTGCTGCGCTGTTATACTTCTTAACAGCCAAGCTCATACCGTTACCTTGTACGCTGGTCTTAATATAGACTGAGCCGGATGGTGCAGGTGCTGTGTCTGTTGCTCTCCAGTTCGGAATACCAACATAAGTTGCATGTGATACCTGTGGAGAATAGAATGTACCAGCAGTAATACCTGCTGCTGCTAGAGGAGAGTTTGTACCTTCTACTAGAATCAACTTACCGTCAACAGTTGCACCGTCGCTGGTTGCTGTGCTGTCAACGTAAAATACCAACTTACCAGTGCTGCCGTCAGCAGTAACACCAGTGATGTCTGCATCATTGATTTTACCAGCTACTGCGCTTGCTGTAGTTGCTGTTGTCAAGCTAACAGTTTCGCCGTTAACTGTCATTGTGCTGTTAGCAGTAAAGGTTGGACTAGTTGTAGAACCTGTTACTGTTGCCCAGCTGTTTTGCCAGTATGTGCTACCAACTTGTACCCAAGTGTTTTCAATGTTCTTATAGAAAATACCGTTGTCAGACGATGATACTACTGCTGCATATGAACCAATTGTACCGATACTTGATTTAGGAGTACCCGATACTGTGTCATCAGCGTCAGTAATAACAATAGGAGTCTTGCGAGTAAACGTTTCTGTAGTTGCGCTCCACTCGTTGATACCCCATGTAGTTGCACTTAGGTCCAACCAAAATGTTCCATTTGGTGGAGGGCTGTCTGGACGATTGCTTGTTGCTTCAAGCTGTGCTAGGTCAATGTCAGCACGGATAGCATACAAGCTATTTGCTGCACCTAGTGCGCTGTGCGCTGCTAGTAAGCCGTATTCGTTTTGCTCGTTGCCGTTAAGCGGAGTACCCGAACTGCTTTGTTTAAATGTTGCATATCCCAATGCGGCAGCAAGTTCTCGTTGACTTGTGAACGATTGTAATTTGCCTGCATTTGCTTTTGTTGTACCATAGGCCGCTGTGCCGTCTGGTGCTGTCTTGTCTTGCTCTGTTGCTAAGATTACCAATGGTACTGTGCTAGCAGCATTAGACACGTATGCGCTCATGTCTGTTACTGTGATGCTTTGACCTGGAGAAACTAAAATAGCCATGTTATTCTTCCTTTACATAATAGGTT